TTGACGCTGTTCTGTATCCATGTGCGTCTAAGTCATAATAAACATAATAAGGTACACCTTTTTTAGATGTTCCGTATCTTGATTTCTCGTCGTGCTTTCCTCGTCTTGTTATATGTTTCTTATCCTTGTTTGAATAATAAACTATATAAAATGTTTTTTGTGTGTCCATATATTTCTCTCTTTCTATGGGTATCCTATATTAAATAGGATACCCTGTCAACCATTAATTTATGGCTTGTTGTTGCTGTCTAAACATAGCGATTTTTTGTTCTCTAGTCATTTCAACTTTATCTTCTAAAAGACCTGCCAGATTTTCTGGACTATAAATTGAAAGAGCAAGACTTGAACTCTCATTCAAGATACTTTCATTTAAAGGTATTCCCAATTTATCTGCAAGTGTTTTTGCTTGGTCAAAGTATTTATAAGATTTCAAACCTAATCTTAATTTTTTCATCTTACCCTCAACATATTCGAACAACTTTTCATGCGCCATGATAACATTATCTCTTGCAATATTAAATTGTTCTAAACATCTGTAAGTGGTTTCATTTACTTTGAACTGTCTATTATGACAGTAAGATGAACCAATAACCCATAGTTTAAAATCACTATCCCACTCGGAATTGAGTTTAACTATACTCTTATCCTCGTTAGAACTATTTTGAAAACCAAGATAAGTATTAATAGCTGTTTCATCTTGATAATACTTTGGATTTCTTTTTGAATAGTCATGCCCTAATTTTAATTTAAAATCTGGATCAAAACCATTTTTATTTTTTAGATGATCTCTATAATAACTATATGCAAAAGCATAGTTATCACTTAATTTGAAATCAATATTGATATCATCTGTTGCGTCATACTCTTTACCCTCATCATTAACTTTAGTAATATGATGTTGAAAGTTAAAGCAATTATCTTCATACAACTCACCACCAGATCGACCATACTTATTATTCATTCTTCTAACAGTATCAATGTCCTCTTGTGGTTGATGTTCTCTTACAATAGTTTCGACCAATGTTTTTGTAGCTGTTCGAACATCATTGTAAAATTCAATAGCTTTTGTATGTGCTTGTTTCATTGGGTTATCTTCTCGTTCCCAATGATTTTGAAATACATCAGCTATTACTTTACGCTTATCTGCGTTTAGTGTTTGTCGTTTTTGTGTCATATATTTCTCCTTTAATTATTTTTAAATTATCACTTGACAAATCATTTGTCAAGGACTATATAGGATTTAGTAAGTTTACTAGTTTAGATAACTTACTGGGACAACTTCTGGTTGTAGAACTCTGCAACAACTTAAGGCAACCAGAACTGATCCCTGATTCCAGCAAGGATGGCGCGCTGTCCCCTGGGATCTGGGATCAGTGTCAGAAGAGATTGATCATCTCATAAAGGCATATTTGCTTGCGCTGTACACTGGTCCTGATCCCTGATCTTTGGATGGGTAAAACTGCCAAAGATCTGGGATCAGCTTTCCCTTAAAGCATAGAATTAGCTATTCAAAAACTATGTGTTGAATTGGGTTAGAATAGCACTGATCCCTGATCTGATTGGAACGCTTAAAGTAATAAAGAGCCTAGGTGCAAGCCAGTCAGATCTGGGCTTCCTGGTTCTGGTCAAGCGCCAAGCAACAAGCAACAAGCAAGCTTGACAGCAGGTCCTAGTTATGTTATTGTAGGATTATAAAGGAGAAAGATTATGTCAAAGAAAATACTTAATAAAGTTAAACAATGGTTAAAAGAAGAAGTCGAAGACAATCAAGACGTTGTTGACGCTAAAGACAATAAAGAAGCGGAAATATGTTCTGATGGTACAGACGATATTATTTACGGACGTCATGAATGTGCAGAGGGTTTATTAAATCAAATAAAAAAATGGGAAGAGGAAGACGAGCACAAAGACAGAATTAAAAATATGCCAGAAGAAATACTAGTAAAAAGTTGGACGATAGATTAATTATGTTAAAGAAAGAATTAGAAGCGATCACCGGCTCACTGTCCAAGCCTTCAAAGATGCCTGGACCCGCTTATAACCTGCCGGCTTATAAATGCATCACGGGCCAGAAGCTCGCGAAGGTTCCAGGCTCTGTCTGTTTTGGTTGTTATGCTCTGAAGGGTAGATACAGATTTAAAAATGTTAAGACAGCGATGGAGCGAAGACTGGAAGCAATTCAAGATCCTAGATGGGTTGATGCAATGATACAATTAATTAAACCACATAAAGAATTTAGATGGCACGACTCAGGGGATATTCAAAGCCTTGAGCATCTACAAAATATTTTTAGGATATGCAGAGCAACGCCGGACACCAAGCACTGGTTGCCAACGCGTGAAGCTCAGATTTTAAAACGTGTCAAAGTAAACGAAGTACCGCGTAACCTGGTTATCCGGTTCTCGTCTCATATGGTTGATCAGAGCCCTGTCTCTTTCTGGCCCTGGACATCCACAGTTACCACAGACGGCAATCATAGTTGCCCAGCTTCAAAACAAGATAATAAATGTTTAGATTGCAGGGCATGCTGGGACCGTGGTATAAGAAATATAAGTTACGGTAAACACTAATGTATTATTGGACACCAAAAAGAATTAAAGAATTAAAAGCTGCAGGCCACAAGCTGCACGCTTCCCCGGCTTCACTTGTGAAGAAATCGGATCAGGCCATTAGCGACGAAGCTTCGACGGAAGCGACAAGCGTGCGCCCTGGTCCGGGCCTCAAGCAACAAGCTTCAAGCGCCAAGCTCCTGAAGAAACAAGCCACAAGCATCAAGCGACAAGCATAAAGGTTCAAGCGCCAAGCCACAAGCGTCAAGCGCCAGGATCCCGGACCCTGGAAAAAGTTTCACGGCACCCGAACCGAGGTGCTCAACCAAGATAAATGAATTGCGTGGATGCTTCACGTGGAAGCTAATTTGATGTGGTGAAAACTTAACCTTGTTACTCTTCGTAACTTTTAGTTCAAGTGTAAAAAAGTGGCCGTTATTATTATAAGCCAATAGATCGGGAGTGCCATGTAAGCTATTATTTTCAAGTCGAATCCAAGATATACTGCTGACTTTTTTACGAAGTTTTTGATATAATTTACGCTCTGGTCCCACAAGATTTTTAGAGTAACACTGTCATTCATTAATAGTCCTTCTGAAGTTTATCTGGCAAGATAAGACTTGAAGGTTTCTCTGTTTTTAAAACTAATCTGTGAGCACTTTTACCCGGGTGTCCCACAATTGGAATGCTATGTTCATGCACTTCCATTCTCCTAATTAGATACAACTTTCCATCTCTTTCTACGTAGATTTGTGCATTCTTAATCGCATCAGATCCTTTCGTAAATTGGCTCAAGAATAATTGCAAGTCTTGTACTCTCATGAATCTTTTCTTGCTAACTTAGCTGATAAATCCTGTATCACTTTTTTATAACCTTGCAATAAGTTTTTTGCTTTTTCTAATTCTGAACCAGATTTCTTCCACGTAAAAATTTCTTTACGCAATTCTGCATTCAACATTCTGTGAGCTTCATTGATTTCTTCTAAGTCTTTTACTCTTGATTTTAGCGTAGAGATTTGTTTCTCCAAATCACTATCACCTCTGTCGTCTATATAATTTTCTGCTACTGTTATTCTTTCATTATTCATAGTTGACAATATAGGATAGTTACCTTAAATTGTCAATCATGGGAGTGCCAAAAAGATTAACAGAAATGCAACAAAGGTTTGCTGAATTCTTAGTATTCGGTGGGCCTGATGGACCTATGACTCAAACAGAGGCAGCGCTCGCTGCTGGGTATAGTCCTAAACGTGCAAGACAGGAAGGATCAGAACTATGCAACCCAAGACTATCACCGCTTGTTGTTAAGCATATAGGTGAACTGAAAGAAGAAAGATTAAGAAAACATGAAGTAACCTATGAAGGACATGTAGCAGAACTTGCTAGACTTCGTGAGGCTGCTTTGAAGAAAGGTTCTTTCTCTTCTGCTGTAAACGCTGAAGCCAATCGCGGTAAGGCAGCAGGATTATACATAGACAGAAAAATAATAAAAACTGGGAAACTAGAAGACATGTCAGAACAAGAATTAGAAGCAAAGATGAAACAACTCTTAACCGACTACGGTCAAATAATTGATGTGACTCCATCTAAATCTTCTGAATCTTCTTTACCCAATCCCGAGGAATCATCGTCCGATCCCCAAAACTAAAGCTGCCATCATCTTCTCTATCGTATGATGCAAATAATTTAATTGATTTCTTATCTTTAGAATACAGCCAACCCTCATTAACAGGTCTAGCTAATTTCATCTTATCAAACTCTTTCTCAGTAGCCCAGCCCGAGTCACTCACACAGTCGATCCACTCCACTCGGACCTTCGGATAAGGTATGTCGGGAGTCGTAATTGAGGCGATAGCTTTTCTTCTTTTCCTAGGCATATAGGTTTCTACCACAGATTTTTAATTTTAAAAACTCTTCTCGCGCGCGTGAACCCGAAATTGATGGTACATTATAATTTGTACTAAAAATAAAAAGTGTACTAAAAAGTGTACACCCTAAATGTAGTAATATCAATGGTTTACAGCTAAAAGTACACTTGGACACTTTATTTCGGAGATAAAAAAATATTTTTTTTATTTTTGTCACAGAATCCTATAGTACAGTTCTATCTGCCTCTTTTTTGCCATAATATTTCCTCATTGCTGCCAATTTGTCCTCTGCGCCAGCAATAATCTCCAGTAATTTGTCCACTTCGCCTGTAATATCGACGTGTTCTGGTATTATTATGTTATTTTCATTCAAAGACTGTATTTTATACAACGAGTCCTCAATGAGTGCTTCATATCTCTTTAGAAGCGTTCTAAACAGCATGTCGTTCATGTTTCCTCCTATTCATAGTTTGCCTTTTATCTGTTTTTTGACTATAATCTCGCGCTTGTTTTCTACATTTATCGCCCTCTACTTTAGAATGATTATAATCTAACCACTCAGCGTGTATCTCAAGTATCTCGTTTTTCAAAGTCTCCTGCTTCGATCTTGACATCTGCTTTCTCCTTTTCATCAAATATTATATCGTGATACATGTTCAATCGTTTTAAAAACTTATGTTTATAGCTCCGTAGTTCATGGTCCGTGATCCGAAATTCTTGGTAATATAAGTCTGGCGTACACATCATAATCACACCCTGACGTATCGCTGACCCGTGCACATAATCATGAGCCATGGCATACGCAGCAATTTGTAGGTAATAATCTTCTATCCACTCTTTCTTCTTAGGTCTATTAGACTGTTTAAAATCAACTATAGTTTCTAATCCATCATGAAGGCATACGAGGTCAGTAGACCCAGCGTAAAGGCCTGGATAATATAACGTAACTTCCGACCCGTACCACTCTTCAACCGGCGTAAGACCATACTCAATAACTTTTTCGGCCATGGCTTTCGCCTCCTGTCCGAGCCCTGTAAGATCATCGTACCCAGTGCCGAGTATATAGTGCTCGAGGAATTTGTGCATGGCAGTTCCGCGGTTACTAGATAAATTTTTGATTCTGTCAGCTTCTTTTTCTCCAACTTTCGCCTTCCAATCTTTTATGAATTGTTGATCTTTGGTCTTGCCCAATATAGTAGTTACACTTGGAAGTCTAGTACCATTTACATCGTAGAGCCGTGTTCCATGTTCCTCGGTCCTTGTCGCATCGACATAGGTGTACTTCTCATTTTTCTTAATCTTTCGACCTATATTATGATATTCTTCTATATCTTTTTCACCCATCATAGTTTTTTTT